GGGGGGCCCGCGCTGTGCTCGGTGTGCGCGATGGAGAAGGCCGCATTGGACGCTTACAACGACTGCGTGGCCAGGATTAGGGAGCAGCCATGACCCGCTGCCTGCCCAGCACGCTGACCTGGTGCGCTGACGCTCAGCATGCGCGCACGGTATCCAGCGCCGGCCACGTCATCACTGGCACGCGCGGCGCCGCTGGGAAGGTCTGGTACAACGCGTGGATCGGTGAGCCCAACAAGAGCCCGCATCTTGAGGCCGGATACGGACCTGATGGCCTGGCGCGCTGCAAGAGCGCGTGTGAGAGGCATGCAGAGAGTTCAAGCAGCGAGGTGGCAGGGCAATGACACACATCACCTTGCAAGTCCCATGGCCCCCGACGGGCAACCACGCGTACACAGTGGCCCGTGGCCGCAAGATCCTGAGCAGCAAGGGCAGGGTCTACCGTGATCAGGTCGCAGTGATGATCGCTGCAGCAGCTCGAGGCGAGCGCCTGGCCGGCAGGCTCTCGGTGCGCATCGAGGCCTACCCGCCAGACAATCGGGTGCGGGATCTTGACAACCTGATAAAGCTGCCGATTGATTGCGTGAAGCGCGCCGGCGTCATTGCTGACGACGGAGACATCGATCTGCTGTCCATCGAGCGCGGCTATACCTGCAAGGGCGGCGCGCTGTGGATTCGTATCAGTTCATTGGAGCGGCAGGACAATCCGAGGGCGTATCTGTACTGGACAACCTGATGAGCGGAACCGCGACCCCCTTCGAACTCCATCTGCAGGCTAATCGCACCCCGCTGGGCGATGGCTATCTCACGACCCGTGAGCGACATGCGCTAGCGCTGTATTGCGAGGGAGTGAGCCCTATCAAGATTGCTCAGCGTCTGAGAATCGCTAGAAAGACGCTCGACAGCCTGATGCGCAACGCACGCACGCGCACCGGCGCAGATACAAATTACCAACTCATCGCGCTCTATTCCGCGAGCGACCACATCAGAGGGCTCGGCAGATCCAGTAACGCGAGCAACCCCGCCCCGGAGGCGACGGTCACGCGAGCTGCCCCGAGCCGAGCCCTTTGACCCTTGCAACAAAATCGGAGACAGACGTGGAACACAGAACCAGAGTGAAAGTCGAAGCCGGAATTGCAGTCGGCCTGCTGCTCGTCGTCATCAGCATGCTTTTCGCAAAGCATGCCGGCGCTCAGGAGCATCCCGCGTTTGGCGCGCGGCACACGACGACGCTGATCCTCGAAGTCGAGGTGGCCGATGTGGCGAAGCTTGAAGCAAAGGCCATCGACATTCTGCGCACGAAGTACGGTAAGACGCTCACAGAGGCTCGAGAACTACTGCGCGTCGACGGCAAGCTAGACGTTGCGCGGTGCATCGAGTGGGTGACCCTTAACGCCGTGACGAGCGTGGTGCAGTATCAGGCGACGAATGTTACGGTGGCGAATGAGCATCCGCAGGAGCAGCCGTGAGAGTTGTTTGGTCAGCTAGATCAGCCGACGGCCTGCGCGGCGCCGACATTGTTGCCGAAGACACGGTCAACGACTTCAAGGACAAGGCCATGCAAGGCACGTTGCAGGGACTTGGGAAGCTCGGACTCATCAACACGTTCCTGTTCACCAAGGACAATCAGGCCACGACCTGGGTGCTGCCCGGTAATGACATCGATGCGCTCGACGATGCCGTGACCGCGTATCGTCAAGCCATCGGGCCGCTGGAGTTCGCTAGCATCACGCTGCTCGGTCCAACGGGAGTTGTGCGCCACCGAACAACAGGCGGCGGCAATCGTTTCTATCTGAGGTATCTCAACGGCAACCGGACCAAAGTTGATGGCGCCGTGCTGCTCGCTCAAGGCCTGCTTGCGCCAGATGAGTTGCCGGAGCAGATACCGGCGCCGGTGAAGAACTTCCCTTAGAAAAACAATCCTGGTCTATCAAATAAGCGGTTGCTTATATGTCTAGAGGTGGTAAAAGAATCGGCGCAGGCAGGCCATCCGGGGTGCCCAACAAGGCAACCATGAATGCTCGGCAAGCGATCGCTGCTTTCGTCGACGGCAATGCTCATTTGCTGCAGGAACTGCTCGACGAGATACGCAAAGAGCAAGGCGCAAAGGCAGCGTGGGATTGCATGATGGACGTCATCGAGTATCACGTCCCAAAGTTACAGCGCACTGAGCTTACCGGAGCAGACGGCGGACCTGTACAGCATGTTGTCCAGATAGTTGACCCTACCCGCAGGCCGAATGATCCAGCTACCGCATAACTGGAATACTCGCCCATACCAGGACGCCATGTGGCGTTACATGGTCGCGGGCGGCATGGGACGCAAGCGCGGCGTTGCTGTGTGGCATCGCCGAGCAGGGAAGGACGAGATGGCGCTGCATCTGACAGCGACCGCCGCATTCGAGCGCATCGGTAACTACTGGCACATGCTCCCGGAGGCCAACCAGGCGCGCAAAGCGATATGGGATGCGGTCAACCCCCACACAGGCCGAAAGCGTATCGATGAGGCCTTCCCGCCAGAGATTCGAGCACGCACTCGCAACGACATGATGATGATCGAGTTCACTAATGGAAGCACATGGCAAGTGGTGGGCTCGGACAACTTCAACAGCCTGGTTGGCTCGGCGCCCTGCGGCATCGTATTCAGCGAGTACAGTATTGCGAATCCCTCGAGTTGGGACTACCTGCGTCCGATCCTGAAAGAGAACGGCGGATGGGCGCTGTTTATCTACACATCGCGCGGCAAGAACCACGGCTACACGATGTACAAGATGGCCGAAGCAATGATGAGGCAGGACGGCAGTTGGTTCGCGCAGCGCCTCACTGTCGATGAGACCAAAGTTCTCACCAAAGAGGATATAGATGCCGAGCGCCGCGAGGGCATGTCGGAGGACATGATCCAGCAGGAGTACTACTGCAGCTTCGACTCCGCAAATCCCGGCGCGTACTACGGCAAGCAGATGCAGCAGGCATGGGCGGATGGGCGGGTAGGACGCGTTCCCGTGGCGCCAGGGGTGCCGTGTGAGACCTGGTGGGACCTTGGCATGGACGACTCAATGTCGATCTGGATCACGCAGACAGTGGTCCGCGAGGTGCGCGCCGTAGGCTACTACGAGAACTCAGGCGAGGGTCTGGCGCATTACTCCAAGTGGCTGCATGACTGGGCTGCTGCACGCGATCTGCGATTTGCACGCCATGGCATGCCGCCAGACATCGAGGTTAGAGAGCTCGGTACAGGCAAGAGTCGCAAGGAAGTCTGCGAGCGAGAGCTAGCGCTCAAGCCTGTTGTTGTCGCGCCTCGTCTTGAGATCGAGGACGGCCGGGAACAGGTGCGCCGTATCCTTGCGCAGACGTGGTTTGATGAGATCGGCTGCAAGCAGGGCATTGCCTGCCTCACCGAGTACTCGAAGAAATGGGATGACAAGAACAAGGTTTTCATGAGCCATCACAACCACAACTGGGCGTGTCATGGCGCGGATGCATTCCGCACACTCGCGACGATTCACAAGGGCCGGTCGACAGAATCGAAGTCTTCCAACTCAAGCCGAGCATTCGGCACTGGCTCCTGGATCAGCGCATAAATGGCATACGACGCAGCACAAGCCAACAAGCAGGCACCCATAGCCAAGGGCATTGACCCGGATGAGGTGCTGAAAGAGTTCACCGAGCGCTTCCCGCAGGCTAAGCAGCACCAGCGTGAGCACCGGCACGAGTCGCGAGAACTCTACGACCTGAAAGCGGGCCGGCAGATGACGGATGTGGAGCGCGCTGCGGTTCGTCAGAAGTACAACGGCTCCTATCCCGAGATCGCTTTCAACGTCACCGACAAGTATTGCTCGGCGGTCGACGGGCTTCAGATCAACAACAGGCAGGAGATCAAGTATTTCCCTCGTGAGGAGGGCGACGCCGGCATCGATGAGTTCTCAACCGGCATAGTCAAGTGGTGCCGCGACCAGAGCGAGGCCGAGGATGAGGAAACGGATGCGTTTGGCGATGTGTTCCTCACCGGCATTGCCTGGGTAGAGCATTTCCTCGAGGATGAGGAGGACCCGGAAGCGCCATATATCGGGCAGAACCGCGTGGATCCGCTGGAGATGTACTACGACGGCACGGCACGCAAGAAAAACCTGGTTGACCGCGCTTACGACATCCGCCTGAAAGCATTCACTGATTCCGAGTTCGAGGACAAGTTCGGCGAGGAAGCCTGGGGCATGTTCGACACGCCAGATGAAGGCACCGTCGAGCACGTCAGCCAGCCAGATGATTACGGGACGGGCAAACCCGGATCCAATCAGCCCAAGCGCATCTACGTCGCCGACTATCAGTTCTGCCGCACCGTGCAGCACTGGATCGTGACGGCGCAATTGCCGAATCCGGACACCGGCCAAGTCGAGCAAATGCGTGAACTGGTGGACAAATCCACGTGGCGCTCCATGAAACAAGCGCTGGTGGTCTCAGGCATCCCTTACGAGTCAGAGAAGGTCTCCAAGCGTTGCTACTACCGTGCCTGGATTCGCCAGGACAAGATCCTGGGCAAGGTGCGTGAGCTCAAGTGCGGCTTTACGCGCGAGGCCATCACCGGAAAGCGCGATCGCAACACGAACACTTGGTACGGCATGGGCCGGGTGATCAAAGACCCGCAGCTGTGGCTAAACAAGTTCTTCGCATCGATCTTGTATACGCTGATGGTGAACGCCAAGGGCGGGTTGATGGCCGAGGAAGGCGCATTCGAGGACACAAACAAGGCCGAGGCCGAGTGGGCCAATCCCGCGGCGATCACCTGGACCGAAGCAGGTGCTATCTCTGGTGGCAAGATCCAGCCTAAGCCGCCCGCGCCGTATCCGCAGGGCATGGATCGGCTCATGGAGTTCACGCTTCAGCTGATGCCGCTGACATCGGGGATGAATCCCGAACTGCTGGGCCTCGCTGACCGTCAGCAGGCCGGCGTACTCGAGGCGCAGCGCAAGCAGGCCGCCATGGCAATCATCGCCTGGGTGTTTGACGCCATGCGTCGCTACTACAAGCGCAGTGGCAGGCTGATGCTCTCGATGATTCGCGAGTACCTGAGCGAGGGGCAGCTGATCCGCATCTCTGGCGAGGGCGGACAGAAGTACGTGCGGCTCATCAAGGACAAACTCGTCGCCAAGTTCGACACCATCGTCGATGAATCGCCAACCAGCGTGAACATGCAAGAGCGCGCATGGGCTGCGCTGCGTGAGGCTGTGCCGCTCGGCGCGCAACTCGGTGCACCACCGCCGCCCTCAGCGATCAAGTACATCCCAGGGTTGCCGGCGGACTTCAAGGCCGAGTGGCAGAAGTCCATCGAGGATCCACAGAAGCAGCAGCAGGCCCAGGAGGGTGCGCAGCTGCAAAAGCAGGAGCTGAAAGCCAAGATCGCCAAGGATCAGACGCAGGCGCAGCTCAACACTGCCAAGGCGCAGCAGATCAGCACGGAGACGCAGCTGGATGCGAATTCGCGGCCGATCTCGGATGCGCTGACGCAGATGCAGACCGTGAAGGAAGCCGCGAACGCGGGCTCGATACAGGCCGGTGGCGCATGAAGATCATCAAGTTCGACAACTGCGCGTTTGTAGCGAGTTACATCGTCAGTTGGGAAAAACTGCAGGACGGTCGGCTCCGAATCCATCTAGAAGGCGGCAGGTCGGCCGACGTCGATCTCGAGTTCGATGAGTTCTGTAAGGCAATGGAAAAACATTTCGTTCAGGCCGGAGTTTGATATGTCGATCTCAATTACCGGTATCAGCGCACAGGTGACTACCGCAGCGAGCGATCACCTGCTGATACTTTCAATCAGGTGCGGCGACTGGCTGGGGCCGACCGCGTATGTGCAGTGGGATTCGAGTTCCACCGCTGACACGGTGGCCAACAAACTTCGGGAACTCGCCGATATGGTCTTGAAGGTCGCGCCATTACACATGAGGGAGGCCTGATCCATGTCCGCAGAACCCGCATTTTTCGCACAGTTGGCCGGAGGTGGAAGTGAATCAGCAGCAGACCAATCAGGCGGCGGCGAGGCTGAGTCCGGCGCTGGAGCAAGTCCTGCAACAGAATCTTCTCAGGCACCGCCGGTGGCTGCTGCGCCAGCAGATACGGCAGGCAATGGAGCCAGTGCGCCGAGCGCTGAGCCTGTTGCAAGCAAACAAGCCGAGATCGACCGCAACCTTCAAGTCGCTCTGCGCGAATCTCGTGCAGAGCTTAAGGAACTTCGTGCGGAACTGGCTCAACTGAAGGCGAGCCTCCCGCAGCCGGCGAAGGCCGAGACGCCAGCAGAGGAGGGCCCTGACTTCTTGGCCGACCCCAAGGGCTATGTCGATGGCGTGAAGGGCGCCATCAAGAAGCTGGAGGATGACATCAAGGCCAAGGAGTCGACCCAGGCTGAGCAGGCTGAGCAGCAGAGGCAGGCGCAAGAGGCCTGGAGCAAGGTCCTGGAGTCCGAGGCCGCGTTCGCGGCTGCCACGCCTGATTATCACCAGGCGCTGGCTCATGTACGCGGTGTCCGCACTCAGCAGCTGCAGCTGAGCCATCCGGACGCCACGCCCCAGCAGATCGCGCAGCAGATTCAGGCTGAGGAGTTCCAAGGCGCGGCTGCGCTACTCAAGCAGGGCAGGAACCCCAGCGAGTTCTACTACAACTACGCCAAGACGTTCGGGTACAAACCCGCTGCCCCACCTCCGCCGGCACTGGGCGCGAAGCCCGACAAGGACGCGGTACGCACCATGGGCAGCGGGGGCGGGGAGGGCACGCCCGAGGCAGAGGAAGTGCCGGAGGGCGTGATGCCAGAGTTTCTGCAGGCACGACGTGAGATGCAGGCGCAGTTCAAGCGCAGGTCGAAGTGATGGATGAAAATCTTGCCAATAATCATGGACTTTATGAACGGTATAGGGAAGTTCCTAAAGCCGAAGTCTGGGAAGTCATAAGGGACAATCTCAATAGGTCCTGGCTTCCCTCATTTGAGAAGCAATATCCAGGGGCAGCAGATGATGAGCGATGCGCTCTTAGGGTTGCCAGAATCATAGCGATCTTCGGTATCCAATATCGAAAATACGACTTCGACAAGTTCGTAGCTGAAACATGCTCATCCATGAGACAGAAATCTGAAAAGGTGAGAAGACAACTCTTGAAAGCAGTGGAGGCCATTGAGCAATCAGAAGGGTTCTCTTCTGTTGCCTATTTGTAGAGAAAATAATCTTGCAATCCAAAGCCCTCTGTAGTACATAGCAACCTTCGGCGGCACGTCGTCAAGTGCATCGGGTTCCTCGGTCCCGACCCAAAACCGCCGCGTATCACACGCGTGACTCATCAAGCCCAGATTGGCCGGGCTGGTTGTCTCTCAACCTTGATCGAGTCACGCAATGGCAGATACCGATTACCCAGTAAATTCGCCTTTAGCCGTCAAGCGCTGGGCGTCAGAGCTCATGAAGGAGTCTCTGAAAAAGACCCATGCCCAACAGTTCATGGGCACTGACAGCAACTCCCTCATCCAGATCAAAACCGAACTGAACAAGGGTCCGGGCGACCGCCTGACCTTTGGCATTCGCCAGCAATTGCAGGGTGCGGGTGTCTCCGGCGACAACACGCTGGAAGGCAACGAAGAGGCCCTGATCACCTACACTCAGAATCTCACCATCAACCAGCTGCGCCACGCGGTGCGCAGTAACGGCAAGATGTCCGAGCAGCGCGTGCCGTTCACGGTGCGCAATGAGGCCCGAGACGGTCTCGCCGATTGGTGGTCCGACCGATGGGACGCCTGGTTTTTCAACCAGATCACCGGGAACACACAGGTCACCGATGAGAAGTATTTTGGCTTCAACACGCTGAATGCTCCGGACTCGGGACACATGATCCTAGGGAACATCGGTCCGGCGGTTTCCTCGGGCATCGTGGCGCTCGCGGAAGCTTCATTGTCTGCCACCAGCACTGCGCGCTTTCATCTGGGCCTGATAGACCGGGCGCGCGAACGCGCAGCACTTGCGGTCAATACTTTCCGCCCGATCATGGTCGACGGGCAGAAGCGCTACGTCGCTTTCCTGCATCCCTACCAAGTCACGAGCCTGCGCCAGAGCGTCGCCAGCACGCAGTGGTCAGACATCCAATTGGCTGCGCTGTCCGCTCGCAATGAATCCGACAACCCGCTCTACAGTGGCGCGCTTGGCATCTACAACGACACCGTGTTGCATGTCTCCACGCGCATCCCGCTGGTCGTGGGAGCAACAGCGGGCACACTCAATGTCGCACGCGCTGCCTTCTGCGGTGCTCAGGCGGCCTGCATGGGCTTTGGCCAGGGCTACGGCAAGAGTTCGATGGATTGGAACGAGGAGCTGTTCGACTACAAGAACAAGCTTGGTGTCGAGGCGGGCTGCATTGGCGGCATCGTCAAGACTCGATTCAACGGTAGCGATTTCGCCGCCATGACGATGAGCACGTACGAGGTGGCAAGCTAATGGCTACCGTAACTCTTAGCAGCGCCGACAAGAACCAGGCCGAAGCTGTCCACGTCGGCACCAACTGCGGTGTCTACCGGGTATCACTGAGCGCGACAGCATCGCTCGACAGCGTCTGGCGCATCGGCAAGCTTCCGCATGGCGCGATCCCGCTGGAGGCCATCTGGTATCCCGGGGCTGCAGCACCAGCAACCTTCGTGACTCGATTCGGCACCAGCGCCAGCACTGAGCTGTTCTTTGCTTCGGACAGCTGGGCAGAGGCCGCTGGAACCAACTACCGCACGGCACGCCAGCTCGGCACCGCTCGTCAGGTCTCGCTATCTGATGAGGCAATGCCGCGCTTTGAGTACGTCACGATGGGCGGTGGCGTCGCGATCGACGTGAGTATCGGGCACATGGGCGACCTGGTGGTCTTCTACAAGATCCCAGGGCAGACCCCGTAACGAATGAGGGCTGGCCGTTGTGGCCGGCCCGCTCCTTGGCCGGAGGGAAGTACTTTGCACTCGATTGGTCTTAGCACGGTTGTAGAGAACGTCGAAGCGGCGATACGCAACGGCAATCTCGATGCCGCCGAGCAACTGCTCACTCCGGCGATGGACCAGAGACCGCAGACTGCCGTGCTGTGGTTCTACTACGGCTCACTCTGCGTCGCCCGCGGCCAGAATGCGCTGGGCCTGCAATGTCTACTGAAATCCCTCGACCTTGACCCGCACCCAGCCATCTGGGGCAATGCCGCAGCGTGCCTGCGCAACATGCAGCAGATCGAAGCTTGCCGAAAGCTGCTGCACATCGGGCTTGAGCACGACCCCGGCAACGTCAACATCCTGGCCAACCTTTGCGGCAGTTATGTCAATGAGGGCGACCCGCTGCCCGGTATGGCGGCCGGGGAGCAGGTCAAAGACCATCCCGAGGTTGGCCCGGCGGTGAAGTTCAACCTCGCGCTACTGAATCTGGAGGCGGGAAATCTGGCCGAAGGGTTCGAGTTCTACGCGACCGGCAGACACTCAGCGCGGGAGCGGCGAGCCTACGAGCCAGATCCGCCTGAGCTGACGCGGGAGATGCATCAGTACTTCACCGGGCAGTCAAGAACGGCCCTCAAGCCGAAGTTGCTGGTATACGGCGAGCAGGGGCTTGGTGATGAGTGCATGTTTGCAACCATGCTCGACGCCGTTGCCCTCGACTATACGGTGGTATTCGATTCGCACCCACGCCTGCAGTGGCTGCACGAGCACTCGACTTGGCGTCAGGGCATTGACCTGACGGGTACTCGAAAGGTGCGAGACCGCGTACTTTCATCGAAGGGTTGCGACGCGAAGGTCGCCATCGGCAACCTCGCGCGCTTCTACCGCGACAATATCTCGAAGTTCCCGGAAGGACCGTTCTACACCGCGCCACAGGCTCAAACAGCCCAGTACCGGGCCAAGCTCCAGCAACTGGCCGCAGGCCGAAAGATCATTGGCCTCGCGACCCGTGGCGGGCTCATGCAGACAGCTAGGCTATATCGCATGATGCCCATGGACGTTCTCGAGCAGCTGTTCTCGGATCCGTCGGTTATGTTCGTCAGCCTCGACTACGAGGACATGACGCCGCTCGCGCAATGGGCACAGAAGTTCGGCCCGAACAAGTTCATTTGGCATCCATCGATCGTATGGCACTGGCAGTACGAGCACACCGCGGCGCTGGTCGCCGCAACGGATGCTGTCGTGACGGTGCCGCAGACCGCGGCGCACCTGTCTGCGGCGATGGGGCACCCAACGTACGTGATGACGCCAAGTCGCCCTGACTGGCGTCTCGGGCTCACAGGGGAGACCTGGTACTGGTACCCCAACACCAACACGCGCCTGCTGCGGCAACAAGGGCAATCGTGGCAACCGGCCTTGTCCCGGTTGTTCGAGCTGCTGCAGGCGCGCTCTCTATCGGAGGCTGCATGAAAGCACACACTGGATTTGCGCCGTGGCGATTTGGCGCTGAGCGCCGTCGCACGCGCGCACGTTAAAAACTTTCCTGGCCGGAGGATCTCGTGTCTCACGAATTTCAATCACCGCTGCGCAGATGGGACGTCGTAGCTGGCCTGTGCCAGTCGATCGATGCGCGCACGTATGTTGAGGTTGGGTGCAAAGATGGGAGGACGACGGGACACGTGCTCGCTCAATGCCCCAACCTCCGCGCCATCGCGATTGATCCTTGGTGCGTGTCGCCGCCTGGCGGGGATGGTTCACGTGAAACATACGAGAATTGGGACTTTGCCAAGATCGAGTCGGAGTTTTGGAAGAACTTAGGAGAGAACAAGGACAGGTGCGAACAGGCTCGCTGCACATCAGCACAAGCAAGCGGTTTCTGGGTCAATCCGGAATCCCAGGGTGTCGATGTTGTTTTCATCGACGCCCTGCACGACTACGAGAGCGTTAAGCAGGATATCGCGCTGTGGTGGCCGCGAGTGCGCCCCGGTGGCTATCTCTGCGGCCACGACTTCAACCACCGCTGGCCTGGCGTAGAGCGTGCCGTCGCAGAGCATTTCAACCTGATGGACGTGGGCCTAGCCCCTGACTCTGTGTGGTTCGTGCGCAAGCCTGCGCTGGCGGTGGCCGCATGACTCGCTCAACGTACGCCTACTGGATCCGCGGCCGCGAATTCGCCGAGCTCGCCGCCAAATCCATAGAGAGCATCAAGCGGTTCGATCGGTTCATGGTGGACCGGCGCTTTGTGGTAGTCACTGACGATCCGCCTGAGGTTGTCGGCGATAGCATCCAAGCCCCATGGCGCGATGTGTTCACGCGAGACGTCGAGATCCACCTGATCGGCCGCGGTCACCGGCCGGCGATGGTTGCGAATCTCGATGCTCAGATCGAGGTGCTGCACAACACGCCATCGGGCGAACGCGTGCTCTTCCTGGACGCCGACACCATCTGCCTCCAGCCCTTTCCCTGGACCGACGCAGACATCCACGCCACGTGGCGCACTGATGTCAACGGCGATACAGAGATGGCTCGCCAGCAGCCTTGGAACTATGGAGTGCTGGGCGTGAACGTCACGCCGGCAACCATCGAGGCTTTCTACTGGCTGCGCGCCCGCATCCTGCGCATGACGCCCGAGCGTCAGAAGTGGTACGGAAACCAGCTGGCGCTGGAACAGTTGCTGGGCCAGCCAAACGGCGGCAAGGAGCGGCGAATTCGCTGGACCCTGGAGGATGAGGGCATGCCGCTGACCGTCGAGGAGTTGCCGTGCTCGGTTTGGAACTACTCGCCGAGCACTGCCGATGAGGATGTGAGCGACAAGGGCATATTGCACTTCAAAGGCGGGCGTAAGGATCTGATCGAGGCTTACACGAGGGCGGCGGCATGAAGCGCATAGCCACAGTCCTGCTGCTCCTCGCGCTCAGCGCCTGCGCCAATCACTGCCGCATCGACCAGACGCCGCCGGCTGATGCGACGTTTGAGGACACCGAGCGGATGACGCGGGAGGAGTGCAAGTGACCGCTCACGAACTCGCCAAACTACTACTCGCGGGGCCAGACCTGCCTCTGATCCATTCAGATTCAGAGTATGGATTTTCACTATTCGATGGAACTCTGCCAGAGATCTCCAGAGACAGTGCGATATATGACTGCAACTATGGCCGTGAAGCGCGGGAAGCGCTGAAGCAGCATGAGAGGTACATTTCCTTATGAAGCCGCTACGCGTTTTCATCGGTGTGGACTCTCGCCAGCCGGTGGCATTCAACATCGCGCAGGCCAGCATATGGCGCCATTGCAGCAGACCTGTGAGCATCACGCCCTTGGTGCTTCAGACCCTGCCAATCGATCGACGCGGGCTTACCGAATTCAGTGTGAGCCGGTATCTGGTGCCATGGCTGTGCGACTTCGAGGGCCATGCCTTGTTCGTGGACGGTGATGTGCTGTGCATGGGTGACATCGCGGAACTGCCATGGGACAGCGAGCATGCGGTGAGCGTGGTCAAGCACGAAACCGTGATGAAGAACGGCAAGGAGGTTGACGTTGGGTTCGAGCGGCCCTCGGTGATGCTGTTCAACTGCGCAAAGTGCACGCCGCTGACACCGCAGTTAGTGGAGAGCGGCAAGCCTCACAACTTGCAATGGGCGCAGAGCATTGGAGAACTGCTTCCAGAGTGGAACTTCCTGGTTGGCTACGATCACCGGAACCACATGAAGTTCAGGCGTGGTGGGCCACTTGATGCGGTGAAGATCAAGCTCGCCCACTTCACGATGGGGCTGCCGATCTTCGAGCAGACCAAGGGTGACGAATACGCCGCTGAGTACGCGCGCGAGATGGAACTCGCCGGCACCACCTGCAGCTGGGAAGACATCATGGGCGACAGCGTGCACGCCAAGTGGAAAGCACCGCCCGCAATCGCATCGTTCCTGAAGCTCCAGGGCTTTGGATGAACCCCGCAATGTTTCATGTGCTGAGAGCCGCGGCACGTGAACAGGACAAAGAGAAATGGCAGGACTTTCGACCGTTACCACCAGAATCCTCGACGACATCAATCGAGGCACAGACGCTACTGCCCGCGTCAAGCGCGCCATCACCGACGCCATCTTCTACCACCGGGCGCAGCGCTTCGGCTGGAACCAGAAAAGGAAAACGTTCACGGTCTCAAGCGAGTATCAGAGCCTCACGGCGAACTGGATCGAAGTCGACTCCATAGTCCTGCAGACAAATGGCGATGAACTTCTGCCGCTGTGCGAGAAGCCCTGGAGCCTCATCGAGGATTGGCAGCGCGATGCGGACGACACTGATGAGCCGACGCACTTTGCGATTCAGTACCGGCAACTTCGGTTGTGGGAACGGCCGGATGCCACCTACTCAGTAGAGATGGCGTACGTTTACGACCTGACGCCACCAGATGGCTCTCTGAGCGACAGCTTCAGCACGGCGTGGCTCACGGAAGGCGAACAGATGATTCGCCTGCATGCGCAGGGCGACGTGCTGATCAATTACATCGACGGACCCGAGGCAATTGCAAAGGGCCAGCTTTGCATACAGCTGTCTCGGGAAATCATGAAACAACTGAAACGCCGTGCCAATCGGGAGCAGGGTAGTTCAATGGTGCAGCCATGGCTTTGAAGAATCGAATCGTCGCGTTCATTGCTGGCGTCCTGCTGGGGCCGGCCATCGTATGGGCGGGACTGGAAACTGGCACGTACATTTCGGATCTCGTAGCTACCAATCCGCTGAGTTCGGACCTAGCGAGCACTGCGGACGATCATATTCGGCTGATCAAGTCGACGGTCAAAGCCACCTTCCCCAACATCAACAATGCCGTGACGGTCACCGACGAGTTGTTGAACGGAATCCCCACGGGCTCCGCAAACCCCACGGGCACCATTGGGCTTTCCGCCGTGAATGGAAGCGCCACAACCTACCTTCGCTCCGATGGCGCTCCCGCGCTCTCTCAGGCCATCGCTCCAACGTGGACAGACCTGCATACGTTCTCCAACTCGCCAACCAGTGGCATTGACGGCAGCATTCTGCTCACAGACACCAGCAATCCGATATTGGGAATGCGCCAGAGCGGTGCGACAACCGACAACAAGGTTTGGGATTTCATCCTAACAGGAGAGCAGTTCCGATTCAGAACATCAAATGATAGCGGTGTGGGCAATGTCACAATTATGGCCGTCGACCGCACCGGTACCACGGTGGATCGCGTAGCATTTCCGACGGACAGTGCTGCAGCCTTTGTCGTCGGGACCATTGGCACGAACTACAACAACACCAGGCTCATATCGCGTACCCCAAGCGCCTCAGCAGCAGCAGCACTGCTGCAGAATGTGGATGACACGATCCCAACTCTGCAGGTGCAGAATGAAGACACCGCCGGCAACAATGTATTTGTGCTGTTTCGCACCGAGGCGGGGAGCGGCACCACGCGTGGATTGATCGACTTCGACCGGACTGGGGTTGTCACGCGCTACGTCACCACTTCTGATGAGCGCCTGAAGAAGAACTTCAAGCCAGCGCCTAGTGCCCGCAGTGTCATCGATTGCGTCAAGGTCGAGTCCTTCGATTGGAAGGAGACCGGCTACCATGTTAATCACGGATTCGTGGCTCAGCGCCTCAAGAAATGCGCTCCCTATGCGGTCAGCAGCAGCGATGAGCCTTCAGTGACATGGGGCGTGGATCCCTCAAAATTAGTGCCGGCCCTCATCAAATACGTCCAGGAGCAGGACGCCCGCATTGCAAGGCTCGAGGCCAATGCCAACCGCCGTCATTGACAAGCTGTCCGGTGGCCTAGCCCCGGATCAGGTCAACTACAACCTGCCCGACGGCGTCTTCAGCGACGCGCGCAACGTTCGCTTTCGCGATGACTCGGCCGAGAAGGTCAAGGGCAATGAGGCGGTGTTCGGCTCGCTGTCGAGCACGGCGATTTGGGCAAACAGCATCGGCGACGGTACGACCAGCTACTGGATCTATGGCAATGAGTCGGTGCTGTACGCAACGGATGGCGCCACCCATGCGCAGGTCAGTACAACCAGCTACAACGCCTCCATTGCGCTCGGTTATACGGGCGGTGAATTCCACGGCTTCGCCATCCTGAATGACGCCCAGGCCGTGCCACAGCGCTGGTCTCCGGGTCTGGCCAACAAGGTCCGTGACCTCGATAACTGGCCCTCGAGCACGTTCTGCAAGGTCATCAGACCGTTTGGCAACTTCATCGTCGCAATGCGGATCACGCAGGACGCGGTATACAACCCGCGTTTGCTGCGCTGGTCTGATGCCGCTGCATTCGGTGCATTGCCGCCGTCTTGGGACTACACCGACCCGACGAACCTGGCCGGCATCACCGAACTCGGCCACTCAGAGGATGAGATCGTTGACGGCCTGGCACTGCGTGACAACTTCGTCGTCTACAAGCAGGCGAGCACATTTTTGATGCAGCCGGTGGGCGGGCTCGACGTGTTCGCATTCCGCGAGGTGTTCACGGAGTCCGGCATGCTCTCTGAGAACTGCGCAGCTGCGTTCAAATCGAATCATTTCGTGCTCTCAGACCATGACGTGATTGTGCACGACGGCTCCAGTATGGAATCGGTGGCGGACAAGCGCATTCGCCGATTCATTTTCAACAACATCGAGCCGACGCGCTTTGATCGCACGTTCGTGACCCTGAATCGGCGCGAACGGCAGATCTGGGTGTGCTTTCCAGAGTCTGGCAACGACTACCCGAATCTGGCTGCCATCTGGTCGATTTCGGACAACACGTGGCATATCCAGGAACTCGGCTTCGGCATGGCCTATGCAGCCGAGGGCATCGTGATTGGCGCGGAACTGACTTTCGACGGGCAAGTCGGCACGTTCGATGACCAGGGCGGGAGCTTCGATGAGCTCGACTTCACGCCCTTCGCGCGACGCCTCGTGATGTGGCGCGGCACTGCAAAGCAAGCACTGCAGTCCGATACTGGCGAGACCTTCAACGGCACAACGATGAACTGCTACGTCGAGCGGGCCAATATGGGCCTGACTCGGGATGTGGGCAGCATCAAGCGCGTGCGGCGGGTGTTCCCGAAGATCATCGGGACCAGCGGCGATACGTTCAACGTCTATGTGGGCGCTCGCAGCGTGATCGACGGTGCAGTGACGTACAGCGGGCCCTTCGCGTTCACAATCGGGAGCAGCTACAAGATCGACTGCCGCGTGTCGGCGCGCTGGGTCTCGCTGAGGTTCGAGACTGCCATCACGAACAGCTGGAGGCTCGCGGGATTTGACTTGGAATTCGAGACAGATGGTCAACGCTGATGGCGACATATACGCCAACACCGCCGCCGCAGGAACTCAAAGCGCTGGTGGAGTACATCCACCGAGAGTTGCGCCGCGTAGGCGATGCCGTGGCAGATCCCGCAGACAGCATCCACTACATGACTCCGTACGCTGATGCGTCTCTATCGGATGCCATCTCTGCCAACTGGAGGTGCCCGAACGCCAGGATTATCCGATGCTCGACGAGCAACACTGTCACGCTCACCGGCATCGCGTACAAGCAGCCCAAGCGAACCTTCACCTACCTCAACAACGGCACTGGCGTGCTGGTCCTGAAGAACTCCGGTACAGAGTCATCCGCCAGCTTTCGTTTCGCGCTGCCAGCGTCCCTCTATCACGTCTCCGCGAACCACGCGGTGACCACATGGTATGACCCGGCAAGCTCGCGCCATCGCCCGGTGTCGCGCACATGAGGATCTACCAAGTCCCACACGACATGGTTACCGACTTCTGGTCGGCGATAGAGCCCATGCTTGCTCGCGCCATCGACCTGAATCCGCACCTGGACATGCCCGGTGTGCTGCGGCACCTGATGGCCCAATTCGCTCAGCTGTTTGTGGCCACGGAAGCCGGTGAGATCACCGCGGTGGCCGTGATGGAGCGCGTGCAGTACCCCTCGCATGTCGTGGGCAACATCTTGGCGCTCGCCGGCAAGCAGGGGACGTACAAGGCACACCTCGATGCCCTCAGCGATCGGATGGAGCAATGGGCTCGAGAGGTGGGATGCGATAGGATTGCATTTGTCGGCCGGCCGGGGCTGGAGCGCATCGCACGCAGGCGTGGGGGTAAAACCATCCGCCTCTTGCATGCATGGCGAGACCTGAGCCCCGGTGACGCATGAGCATATTCAGCAAGGCCAAGAAACTGGTCAAAAAGGTCAGCTATGACGTTGGGCTCAAGGACAAGCCTCGACGCCCCGGCGCACCCGATCCCGACCCAATCAATCCACTGACTGGCCGGCCGATGAGCCAGAACCTGCCTCAGCAGCCCATGGCGGCGCGGCCCCAGGGCCTGGGGCAGATGCCCTCGTACCTGCCTCAGCCTGTGTCGATGGATCAACAGATCCCGCAGGGCCTCGGCAGCAACGTATTTCGCTCGACACTCGCTCCTCTTCAGCAGCAGGGCTACGGGCTTGGCCAAGTAGATCCGCGGTTTCTGCAGGGCATCCAACAGATCCCCGGCGGTAACGCTGGGATGATCCCCTTCGGGATGCGCCGATGAGCGGCGGCGGCGGCAACACCACCACGGTCCAGAAGTCGGATCCGCCGGCTTATCTGCAGCCGTTCCTGACGGACATCGCGCAGACCGCGTACCGTAACTCGCAGACACCGCCAGCTTACTTCCCGGGCGCAACGTTCCTGGGTCCAACAGAGGGCCAGATCGGCGCCTTTGGGCAGCAGTTCGACTATGCGAACAGCGTGTTCGGTGGCGCCAATGCTCCGAGGTTCGGTGATGCAACGAACGCTCTCCAGCAGAACCTGCAGGGCACTGGGGGCCTCGGACAGCTGTCCTCGCAGATCACGCCATTCGCTGGGCAGCAGCTCCAGCAGGGCTTCTCAGGACCTCTCAGCGGTGCCTCTGGATTCGACACCTCGGGCGCTTTCAGCCGCGCGCTCAGCGGCACGCCTGATTACGCTGGGCTGCAGCGATCCATCGACGCTGCGAACGCGCCCATCCTGCGGCAGTTCAACGAGCAGGTTCTGCCTGAGCTGAATCAGCGCGCTGCATTCCTGGGCAATCCAACGGGCGGCATCAAGGCGGTGAATCGCATCCTGCCGCAGCTGGGAGCGCAGATGCAGGAGAACGCGCTGCGTGCGACGGAGGGCGAGCGGCAACGCGCGCTCGGTGAGCAGACTGGCGCCGCGCAGTTTTTGACGAATGCAGGCCAGCAGAACCGCTCGCAACTCCTGGGGCTTGGCGGCCTGGCACAGGGTCTCTCATCTCAGGTTGCTGGCAACCAACTCCAGGGCGCATCTCTGTTCCCGGATCTCGCGAATGCCGGCCTGATGCCGGGCCAGCTCTCCGGCCAGTTCGCCGACTTCGGCCGCGGGTTCCAACAACAGGCGCTCGACGACCAGATTGCGAGGTTCAACTACTACCAGGGACTGCCGAATCAATCGCTGCAGAACCTGGTGGGCCTGATCAATCCACAAGCGGGTTTCGGCGGGATGCAGACCAATATCGGTCCCGGCGCGAATCGGACGGCTGGCGCTCTGGGTGGAGCGCTCAGTGGCGCCGCTGCAGGGACCGCTATTTCCCCTGGCTTCGGAACACTGATCGGCGGCGCCATTGGCGGGCTGGGAGGTTACTTTGGCTCTCGGTAACGGATTCACAGGCGGTCTCGGCCGACTTGGAGGGCTCTTTGCTCCAGATCCTTCCGGTGATCCAGCCGAATACAACCGGCAGGTTCAGCTCGGCGCTCTGCTGCAGCTTGGCCTCGGCACCCTCGCGGGTTCCGGTCAACCTGGCGCGACCTTTGGAAGTTCGCTGGCCGGAGGCCTACAGGCGGCCCAGCAGAGCGTGCAGGGCGCACAACAGCAGGCATTCTCAAGTCGCCGCCTGAAAAGCCAGGAGGAGCGAGAGGAGCGTATCGAGAAGCAAGAGAACGACCGCATCAAGCTCGCTCAGGGCGAGGCGGCGCGCAAGGACCGCGAGACGACGCAAGGCTACGCGCGGCGCATCGCCACCGGACTCGGCAATGCCAAGGGCCGCGAACTCGGCTACCTGCAAGTGGTACGCGGCAGTCCTGAGTTCCGAGCCGTCGCGAAGGAGTATGGATTCGACCCCGGCAGCATCACGACGCCCGAGCAGGCGCAGGTGTTGGCGCAGGAGCTGTCGTCGCTGGGTGGGCTGGGGGCGGATCCCAAGGACATCGCCAGTGAGCCGCTGGAGGCAGTCATCGGGCCGAACGGTCAGCCGGTGCTGCGGCCTCGGTCTCAGGCTGTAGGCGCCACACCCTACTACCGACCCAGCAATGCGCTCGCCGTGACGTTGCCCGATGGCACCACGATCAGTGATGGCCCGCCGGGCGCGGTGGGCGCGAACGAACTCACCAAGCCTACGGTGAACAAGCTGCAGGAGAGCATCTTAGGCGCGCAGGACAGGCTGGATCGCCTGAATTCGACGTTGGCGACATACAAGCCAGAGTTTCTTCAGGCTCGCGGCCTCCTCAAGGCCAAGACCGGTGAGCTGGCAGAGTTTCTTGGCGGCGAACTCGATCCGGATAGCAGGAAGTTCCTCAGCGAGTACTCGGAATTCAAGGCTGCAGCAGCTAATGACTTCAACCAGACATTGCGGGAGTTGTCTGGCGCTGCCGTGACCGATGGCGAGGCCAAGCGCGCTCTTGCCGCAGCGCCGAGCCCGGAGGACCGCTCGCCAACGCAGTTCGAGGCGAAAGCACGGGCGACCACCAAGACCATAAAGCGCGCGATCTTGCGGGCCAACTACGCTCTCAAGAACGGCATTGGGACCAAGAGCGTTGAGGAGCTTTCAAAGATAATTCCGCTGGAAGCCGTGGACGCGATCTACGAAGCACGCGTGAACGACATCTTCGAGCAACTGGGCGGCACAGACGACAAGCGAGCGGAGGCCATTCAGCGCGCGAATCAGGAGTTCGGCCTTGCCCGGTGAGAAGATCACATTTGACGAGGCGCTGGCGAGCACCGCCGGAGCGCCTGAATCTCCGCAAACAGCGAAGCGCCGAATCACGTTTGATGAGGCGACGCAGGCTCTTGAAGCCACAGAAACCACCTTGCCGCCAGGCCCGGGAGTGAGCCGCGGCATACCTGGCTTCGAAGTTGCAAGCGTTGGCGGGCGCGGCCAGGCATCGACGTTCGTCAAAAAGCCGGAGCCAGCGGAGGGCGGTTTCGTGACTGCCTTCAAAGCGGATCTTCCAGCGGATGAGGGTACGCGGCTTCGCGTGCTCGCTGAGTCAGTGTTTCCCGGAGATCCAACTGGTATAGATCGGGTGGGGTTCCGCAATGGCCGGCCTGTATTCGTCAATGACAGAGGGCAGTTGCAGTATGTGGCCGGCAAGTTCGAAGGCGGAGCGGCTTCGATTGCTGCTTACAGCCCCGAAATCATCGGCAGCACAGTAGGGGCGTTGACAGGCAGTCCTGTTCTAGGGTCTGCCGCCGGCGGGGCTGCCGGCAGAGCCGTGAAACGAGGCGTATCAAAGCTATTGTTTGATGAGCCTGTCACTCCGCTATCTGTTGCGAAAGAGGCTGCCATTGAGGGCGTGGTTTCTGGTGCTGGCGCTTTGGCCGGAAAGGCCACTGCCGGCGCTCTAGATTCTGGGCGTACGCTGCGTTTCTCAAATCGGCAATTGGCCAACGCAGAGCAGCAGCGCGAGTTGATTCGGCGTCAGACTGGCATCGAATTGGATCTTGCGCAGGCATCCGGAGATCGAAGACTCATTGCATTGCGGGATTTCGCCGGCAGGTACCCAGGCCAGAGCGCCGAACTTATTCAAGCCCAGGATGAAATCCTGTCGGGGCAGTTCGATACAGCAGTAAACCGGGTTCTTGATCTGGTTGCTCAGCCAGGGTCGGCGCTTCGGGTCAACCAAACAGGCGTGAACGCTGCATCTGAAGCGATCGAAGGGGCTAAAAGCGCTGTTCGACAGCAGGTCCGGCCTCTGTATGAGGCTGCCTATGCGTCCGTGCCGGAGGTCACAGATCCGAATATCCTGAAGTTCTTGAAGCTTCCTTATTTCGCCGATGCACTGAGGGCTGGTCGGAAGATCCAGGCACTTAAGGATCGAATAGAGGCGACGCCGGCCTTTCTGAACAACCCGAAGGTCAGTCTCAAGGATTTGGACTATCTAAAGACGGAAGGGCTCGATCAGAAGTACCGTCAGCTCGCTGGCCAGCAAGGAAAGGGCAGAGAGGCGAACGCACTTCTGGATGCCAAGAGGGAATTCGTCTCTGAGCTCGACAACATATCGAACGGCCTTTACCAGCAAGCTCGCGCTGCATACCAGCAAGGAATTCAAAAAACGGTCGAGCCGCTCGAGCAGGGCTTGGTCGGAACGCTTTCAAAGCTTGATCCACAACAGGCAGAGCTCGCCGCCAAGCTTTTCAACGGCGGCGGAGCAACCCCGGAATCAGTTGCGCTTTTGAAGGCAACACTTCAGCAGTACAACCCTGATGCATATTCTGGGCTGGTACGTTCTTACCTTCAAAACTCGTATAGCAAGGCTCAGGCGTATACACAAGGTGGAGATATTGTCAACGTGCCCGGGAAGTTCCTAAACCAACTGGCAAAGACACCCTCCGAACGAGATTTGCTCAAGGCTATCTTGCCGCCGGGAGCGCTACCGGAACTGGAGGCTGTTTTGGATGCGGCCCAGAAACTAGCGAGAACGCCCCTGGGGGCTACGCGAACGTCCGGATCTAACACCTTCAGAGACCAGGCTATCGGCGAGGTCCTCAAAGGAAGAGGAAAAGCCGTTCTCAAGGCTATCACCACTTCCAAGCAGTCATTGCGTGATGCGGCTGATTTCCAACTGCAAGAGCAGGGCGTTTTGAAGCTGACAGAGGCCCTGCTGGATCCGGCGAAGCGACGACAGCTGTCCTCGGTGATCAAGATGAAGGACGAGAACAAGAAGCTGATCATTCTGGGCGGCCTACTCCTTGGTGAAAGCACGACCGGATACCTGAATGATCAGGGCGAAAACGCCGGCGCCGCCCGATGACCACCCCCGAAGACAGGCGCAGGGATGCCCCAGATGGACCGGAGGA